ACGATGATGGAGGATGATAAACTCCTTACTTGCGATTATGAAATTATTTCAGAACTAACAACATTTGCACAGAAGCATAATTCATTTGAAGCAGAGGAAGGGTGTAATGATGACCTTGCTATGTGTCTTGTCATATTTGCTTGGTTAGTTGCACAAGAATATTTTAAAGAGATGTCTGATAATGACATTCGTAAGAGAATATATGAAGAGCAGAAAAATCAGATAGAACAAGATATGGCTCCATTTGGGTTTGTTCAGGATGGTCTTAATGATATGGGAAGTTTTACTGATAAAGATGGAGATACATGGCATACAGATGAGTATGGAGACCGTTCATACATGTGGGACTACATGTAAAGATACTAAACAATAAATAATCATAGGAAAAATCTGAGATTCGGAGTATAAAAGATGCCTCTAAATTTAGCATCTCCTGGTATTGTTATAAGAGAGGTTGACTTAACCATTGGTAGAGTTGATCCAACTAGTGGGTCTACAGGAGCACTTGTAGCACCTTTTGCGAAAGGACCTGTTGGAGATCCACAGTTAATAGAAAATGAAGAAGACCTTCTTCAAACGTTTGGACAACCATATTCAACGGATAAGCATTATGAGCATTGGTTAGTTGCATCATCATATCTTGCATATGGTGGAACATTAAGCGTTGTTAGAGCAGATGACTTTAACACTGTAACTGGTGTTGGTCTAAAGAACGCTTTTGTTGGTACTGCTTCTAGCATTAGAATTAAAAGTTCAACTCATTACAATCAGTTAGGTTACGATGAGAATACAATCACTGGAGTAACCTTTGCTGCTAGTACACCTGGAAGTTGGGCAAATGGTATTAAGGTAGCAACTATTGATGCTAAGTCAGACCAAACATTAAGTGGTATTTCAACTGTTGGTTTAAGCACATCATCATTATTAGTTGGTGCTGCAGTAACACAGGATGTTACAGGTCGTAAAAAAGGATTAACAACTTTAGGCGGTCTTATAAAAGGAGTAATTACTTCAGTAGATAGTGCTAATAGTACTGTTGAAGTTAAAGTTGTTTCTCACGTAGATGCTGCTGGAGTTGAATCAAATGTTGAATACAATGCTGGTGGAGCATATGAATTCAAGAAAGAGGCGGTTGCAATTCACGGTGGTGGATTAAGTAATGCGGTTTCACTTGGAAATCAAACACCTAGTGGAGTTGCTGATTGGTTTGAATCTCAAACAATAACTTTACAAGGTGGTGGTACTCTTGAGTGGGATCAACTAGCGAATAGACCATCAACTTCATCATACGTTGCTTCCAGAGGAGGTAGATTTGATGAAATTCATGTTGTTGTTATAGACGACACTGGATCTATTACTGGAAATGCTGGAACAATTTTAGAGAAACATCTATCACTTTCTAAAGCAACAGATGCAGAATATTCTGTAGGTGCTACTTCATATTGGAGAAAGTATCTTGCAGTTAATTCTAAGTATGTCTTTGGTGGTAGTGCTCCTGCTAATAGCGTAGCAAATGCATTTAGTACTGGATATGTTTTAGATGCTGATGCTGGTTGGGATCAGAAATCAGACAATGTTAACTTTGGTGGTTCTGGATCTAACAGTTATGCACTAGCAAACGGAACAAATTATGGTGGTATTTCTACTATAACATCTGGTGGTGCATTAAATTGTGGTGCTGATGACATCATTAGTGGATTAAAAGTATTCAAGAACAAAGAAGAAACTGACATCGACTTTGTTTTGATGGGATCTGCAAACTACGATAAAGACACTGCTGCTGGAGTAGCAGATGAAGTTATTGCAGTTGCCGAAGCAAGAAAAGATGCAGTTGCATTTGTTTCACCTTACAGACAAGCATTCTTAAACGATAGTGTTTCTGGAACTGTAACTGTTAGTGATATTGATACGGTTACATCAAATATAACAAGTTTCTATTCTGATAGAGCATCTTCAACTTATGCAGTATTTGATAGTGGTTACAAATACATGTATGACCGCTTTAATAACACATTCAGATATGTTCCATTAAATGGAGACATTGCTGGAACATGTGCTAGAACAAGTATTGAGCAGTTCCCTTGGTTCTCACCAGCAGGAACAGCAAGAGGTGCTATTCTTAACGCAACTAAACTTGTTTACAATCCTGGTAAAGAGCAAAGAGATACTCTTTATTCAAACAGAATTAATCCAGTTATTAGTTCACCAGGTGCAGGTATTATTTTATTCGGTGATAAAACTGGATTTGCAAAAGCATCCGCATTTGATCGCATCAACGTTCGTAGATTATTCATCTATCTTGAAGATGCCATTTCAGCAGCTGCAAAAGATCAACTCTTTGAATTCAACGATGAACTTACAAGGACTAACTTTGTAAATATAGTTGAACCATTCTTAAGGGATGTTCAAGCGAAGAGAGGTATCTTCGACTTCGTAGTTATTTGCGATGAAACAAATAACACAGCAGCAGTCATTGACGCAAATGAGTTTGTTGCAGACATCTTCATTAAACCAGCACGTTCTATCAACTTCATCGGTCTTACCTTTGTTGCTACAAGAACTGGTGTTGCTTTTGAAGAAGTAATCGGTTCAGTTTAATTAAGAGGTTTTAATCAATCATGGCTAGAAATCAAGTCAATCCACCACCACTAAGGACGATATCAAACTTCAAGAGTAAGTTGACAGGTGGTGGTGCTCGTGCTAATCTGTTTGAAGTTGTCCTCACTTTTCCAGACGCTGCTCAACCAGATACAGCAGTTCTTGATAAATCAAGATTCTTAGTAAAGGGTGCTAATTTACCAGCATCCAATGTTGCTCAGATTGAAGTTCCTTTCAGAGGAAGGGTTCTTAAAATTGCTGGAGACAGAACAATCGATTCTTGGACTGTTACAGTAATTAACGATACTGATTTTGGTGTAAGATCTGCTTTTGAAAGATGGATGAATACCATTAACAGGATGTCAGATAATACTGGTTTAGTTAATCCTGCAGATTATCAAGCAGATGCTTATGTTTATCAGTTAGATCGTGACGGATCAACATTAAGATCTTACAGATTCTATGATACATTCCCAACTCAGGTTGGTCCTATTGAGTTATCTTATGATGCTCAAGGTATCCAAGAGTTCACTGTTGAACTACAAGTTCAGTACTGGGAAGCTATTAAAGGCACTGGTCCAAATGCTGGTGGTGAAGATATCAACTAAATAGAAGATATAACAGAGTAAATTTTATACTATGGCAAAACTTTTCGGTTTTTCTATTGAGGATACAGAGAAGAAATCCACTTCGATAATATCACCCGTCCCCAAAAACAATGAGGACGGTGTTGATAATTTTATATCGAGTGGATTTTATGGTCAATACGTAGATATTGAGGGTGCATATCGTTCTGAATACGACTTAATAAGAAGATATAGAGAGATGGCACTTCATCCAGAAGCGGATGGTGCTATAGAAGATGTTGTAAATGAAGCAATAGTTAGTGATTTATATGACTCACCAGTAGAAGTAGAACTTTCAAATTTGAATGCAAGTAATACTTTAAAGAAAAAGATTAGGGAAGAGTTTAGACATATTAAAGAAATGATGGACTTTGATAAAAAGTCCCATGAAATTTTTAGAAATTGGTATATTGATGGTAGATTATTTTATTTAAAAGTTATTGATGTAAAGAATCCTCAAGATGGTATTCAAGATCTTAGATATATCGATCCTTTAAAGATAAAATATATTCGTCAAGAAAAGAAAAAGAAAGGTAATGATCCTTCTATAAGAATTAAAAATGATAAGGAGATAGTTCCTAATCCAGAATTTGATGAATACTTTGTATATACTCCTAAAGTTCAATATCCAACAGGAATGATTGGGCAAATGAGTCAAGCAAAAAATTCAATTAAAATTGCTAAAGATTCTATTACATATTGTACTTCTGGTTTAGTTGATAGAAATAAGAATAGGGTTCTTTCATATCTTCATAAAGCAATTAAGGCACTTAATCAATTGAGAATGATTGAGGATTCTCTTGTTATATACAGATTATCAAGAGCACCAGAAAGAAGAATATTTTATATTGATGTAGGTAATCTCCCAAAAGTAAAAGCAGAGCAATACCTAAAAGAGGTAATGAATCGCTATAGAAATAAGTTAGTTTACGATGCGAACACAGGTGAAGTTCGTGATGATCGTAAATTTATGAGTATGATGGAAGATTTCTGGTTGCCTAGAAGAGAAGGTGGTCGTGGAACTGAAATCACAACTCTACCTGGTGGTCAGAATTTGGGTGAATTATCTGATGTTGACTATTTCCAAAAGAAACTTTATAGAGCATTAGGTGTTCCCGAATCTAGAATTGCTGCTGAAGGCGGTTTTAATTTAGGTCGTTCATCAGAGATCTTAAGAGATGAACTTAAATTTGCTAAGTTTGTAGGACGTTTAAGAAAGCGTTTTGCAGCAATGTTTAATGATATGCTTAAGACGCAATTAATTCTTAAGAATATTGTTACACCTGAAGATTGGAAAGGTATGGAAGATCATATTCAATATGACTTCTTGTATGATAACCAATTTGCAGAATTAAAAGAATCTGAACTTATGGAAGGTAGGTTGAATCAACTTTCTATTATTGAACCTTATATTGGTAAGTATTATTCTACCGAGTATGTTCGTAAGAGAGTTTTACGTCAAACTGATCAAGAAATAGAAGAGATTGATGTTCAAATTGAAGATGAAATACAGAAAGGAATTATTCCAGATCCATCTCAAGTTGATCCAATAACTGGAGAACCATTACCTCAAGAGGGTGGTGATCCGTCAATGGAAAGTATGGGTGAAATGCCTATGGATCCTGATTTGGAAGCACAAGCACAAACAGTTGATGCTCAATATCAAAAAGATACCAAGAAAGCGGAGTTATAAATAGGAAATATACATTCTATTATTAATTCTCATGGAAGAACTTGTTGATTTGATTGCAACTGATGCATCTTCATCTGATGTTTCAGATAAAATAAAAGATATTCTTTATGCTAAATCATCTGAAAGATTAGATGCAGCTAAACCTCTTGTAGCAAATGCAATGTTTAATGATGAACCAGAAGAATCTGGCGAACCAGTAGAACAGGAAACCGAAGAATGAAATTAATTACAGAAGAGATTTCTCAAGTACAAGTTATTACAGAAAAATATAAAGGCAAAAAACGTCTTTGTATAGAAGGTACTTTCCTCCAAGGTGGTATTAAAAACCGCAATGGTAGAATGTATCCTGTAGAAACTCTTAGTAAAGAAGTTGACAGATATTGTGAGAATTTTGTTGGTAAAGGTCGTGCTTTAGGAGAGTTGGGTCATCCCGAAGGTCCTACAGTCAATCTAGATAGAGTATCTCATAAGATTACATCTTTAGTTAGAGAAGGTAATAATTTTAAGGGAAAAGCAACTCTTCTTGAAACACCAATGGGTAAGATAGCACAATCTTTACTTGGTGAAGGTGTTATGTTAGGCGTTTCTTCTCGTGGTATTGGATCGCTTAAAGAAGATCATAATGGTTGTAAAGTAGTTGGTGAAGATTTTCAGTTAGCAACTGCTGCTGATATCGTTGCCGATCCTTCTGCTCCAGATGCATTTGTAAATGGAATCATGGAAGGCAAAGAGTGGGTTTGGGAAGGAGGACTTCTCCGTGAACAACTCGCAGAAAAAACAAAGAAATCAATTAATACATTAGTTGGTCAACGTGCTTTAGAGGAGCACAAACTTGGTCTATTCCAAGATTTTCTAAATAACCTCTAACATTAAGAAATCTATAAATAAGTATAGATTCTTACGAATCATAGTAAACCGTCCGTTGGTAACAAATTCACGACATGGAAAACATCGAAGAAAACGTAGTAACCAAAGGTGCCCAAGCAGGTGATTCACTACAAGCACCATCTGGTGCTGCAGTCGAAGACCTCGGTGGACCTACTCCTGAAAACTATCGTCCTGACGACGATTCTGCAAAACTTAAAGAAGGTGGAGCAACTTTAGCACAAGTTAAAGATGTTGTTAATTCTAAAGCAGCTAAAGCAGAAGAAGTTGAGCACGAAGAGGAGGTTGTTGCTGAAGAAGAAACAACTACTGATGAAGTAGTTGCTGAAGAAGAAACAACAGAAGAAGAAGTTGTATCTGAAGAAGAAACAACAGAAGAAGGAACTGAAGTTGTTGCCGAAGAAGAG